GGGCCTATAGCTCAGTTGGTTAGAGCAGAGGACTCATAATCCTTTGGTCCATGGTTCGAGTCCATGTGGGCCCACCAGTTTATATAATGAGAACTTGATGGAGGCGGCGACGCGGTACAATACTCATTAGCAAAGCAACAAACGTGTCCTACCCCACGGGCTCCCCGGCACGTCATTTTAATTATGGAGATAATATGCAATTATTAGAAGAAGACAAAAAGAAAATCAAAGGCGCTCTTAACGAGATCTCTGATTCTATGACACGTGTTGAGGCTGAGAAGGACTTTGTTAAAGAAGTACTTAAGAACCTTTATGACGAGTTTAAGATCCCTAAAAAGACATTAGCTAAGCTTGCTAATACTTATCATAGACAAAACTTCAATGAAGAGGTAGCTTTAAACGATGAATTTGAAACGATTTATCAAACAGTTACTAACCAAGAAGCAGAATAATTGTACATTAATTATTAATTATGATATATTGCCAATATGAAAACTAAAAAACCAACCAAAGAATGGCAAGAAAAGGCTCTCGCAAGAGGTAAAGGCGATGGAGCTCCTATAGTAACTGAGACTGATTACAAGAGTACTCTTATGGTCGCTTTAGGTTATTATAACACTAATGCTGAGAACTCTACAAGAGCTAATGCTGCTAGAAAATATGTCAAAGCTTTATCTAAAGACATGAAAGGTGATCTATCATTTAGAGGTGTATCATTCAAAGACATATATAAAGTCTTAAATGAAACCGTACCTGATTATGAACTCATTAACATTGGTTCATTGTGTATGATACTAGAAAATGGTGGGTTTATCTCTCCTATACACCAATCAGATATGCAAATTAAGTTGTTTAATATCTATGAGAAGTATAAGAACCCTATTGAAGTAGACGATCGTCCTAAGGCACCAGTCATCCCTATAGATAAGCGTGTAGCAGATGCAGCTCGTGCAGCATCTGAAGACATTGACTATGCTATCGATAAGTTCATGCAAGCAAAGGTATGGGACTTCAATACAAAAGCACATCTACTCGCTAATAATATATCGGGTATGGTTGCTAAACGTATTGGTGATTACTATAAGCTTAACGTTGATGAGATCGATGAAGCTCTTGAAGGTAAAGATGAACAGCTTGTAGAAGGCTATTCGTTCCTTACCCGTACAGAACTTAAGAAGTTTAGGGCTGCAATCCAATCTATCGTAGATGATTGCGCTCAACATCAAGTGACTGTCAAGAAACCTAGAGTGATTAAAGCAAAACCGCCAGCAGTGATCGTTAAGAAACTTAAGTATATGTTTAAGCATGACCTATTGAACCTTAAGTCTATCAACCCAGCAGAGATCGTTGGCGCTAAAGAGTTATGGGCATACAACATTAAGTATCGTAAACTTGTAGCATACGTAGCTGATGACTCTGATAGCTTATCGGTTAAAGGTACTACGATCATCAATTATAGCATCGCTAAGTCATGGTCATGGACCCTACGAAACCCTGAGAAGTTCTTTAAAGACTTATCTATAGGTAAACGTAACCTTAACACGGCAGCAAAGGCTTTAACGACTAAGCCAACAGTACCAAACGGTCGTATCAATGAAGAAACAATTTTATTAGGTGCATTTTAATGATCATATTAGATTATAGCCAAATAGCATTAAGTAATATCTTACCTTTTCAGAACGACATCAAACGTCAGTCGCCTGAAGAGATAAAGAACTTAATCCGTCATACGACACTGTCAACCATCAAGTCTTACAAGAAGAAGTATGGTAAAGAGTATGGCGAGATCGTCATAGCATGTGATGGTCGTAACTATTGGCGTAAGTCTATATTCCCTCATTATAAAGCACACCGTAAAGCCAATCGTGATAAGTCTGATTTAGATTGGGGCTTTATATTCGATACACTTGCCGAGTTAAGAGAAGAGCTCATCAACTACTTTCCTTATAAAGTATTAATCAATGAGGGAGCTGAAGCTGATGACATCATTGCCACTCTTGTAGATTTCTCACAAGAACATGAACTAATACAAGAAGGGTTATTCTATAGCCCTCAAAAAGTATTGATCGTGTCTTCTGATAAAGACTTCATACAGCTACAACGTAATAAGAACGTCCGTCAATGGTCACCTATGCAACGTAAGTTTGTAGAAGGATCTCAGAAGGACATTCAAGAGTATACTATCCAGCACATCGTGAAGGGTGATAGCGGTGATGGTATACCAAACATCCTATCAAAAGATGATGTGTTCGTATCAGGTGACAGACAAAAGCCTTTTAGTGCTAAGCGTTTGCCTGAATTCTTTGAGAAGGGTATCGAAGCATGTAAGAACGATGAAGAGAAGCGTAACTATCAACGTAACCAACAGTTAGTTAACTTCGACTTCATACCCGAAGAGTTAGCTAAGTTGATCATATATAATTATGAGAACGTTAAACCTAAGGGTGATAAGAACTCTGTAATGGAGTATTTGATTAAAAACAAATGTCGTCTATTATTGGACGAGATTGAGGAGTTTTAAAATGGCAGTAAGATTTTTACCAGAGATGCTTGACGAGATCAATGCAGATCCTAAACTACTAGCAACAAAGTACAGAGGCAACTCAGCATTAAGGATCATATTTGAATATGCATTCTTGTCTGAGAAGAAGTTTATCCTACCTGAGGATGAACCTCCTTATAAAAAGGATGATGCTCCTATTGGCATGAGTCCAGCTATCCTTACTCAAGAGCTTAGACGATTCTACGTATTCCTTAGAAAAGACTTAAAGCCTATTAAGCGTGAGGCATTATTCATATCATTATTAGAGTCTGTGCACCCATCTGAGGCTGAACTTATCATAGCTGTTAAGGATCAAAAGCTACATAAGAAGTATAAGAAAATCACCCGTAAGTTGGTTGAAGAGGCTGGGTTCATCGCACCCGAGCAGCCTGGAGCATAGTTTTACATAAATATATAGTAAGCTATATGCTGGATAGAATATGAGTCCAGGTGTGTTGTAAATTGTCTTTATAATCAATAAGTTATGTTATCATTTACTTTAATTAAGGATTATGGTATACTATATAGTATGATAAGGCAAATTTTACTTTATAGGTCTGACAAGATCTCGGTTTACTGCACACCGGCAGTAGAGAGACTATCGGCACGCAGGTTAACAACATATGTCAAGCAATGTATAGCAGCAGAAAAGACCCTTATCAAAGACATATCCAAAAAATATCCTAAAAAATCAAAAGATGTAAAGTATACATTCCTCTTTAAGAACTTTAAATGTGAAGAGACTTTAGGTACAACGGATCAAGAGTATGATGATGACATAATCATCGAGCTCAACGCAAAGAATACTTCAAGCTTATGCAAGACGATAGCTCATGAGCTTGTCCATGCCAGGCAATTTATATCTGGCCAGTTGAAGTACAACGTTAAGATTAAATACTTGACGTATGAGGACGATAAACATAGATATATCTATCGCAAACAACCGTGGGAAATTGAAGCCTACGCACTACAAGACAAAGGTGCATTGAAAATAAAAAGGTGGCTATTAGATCATGTACGTTTTAACCCAAAACTCGAAACTCCAACAATATAAAGCAAAAGTAATAGACTTTCAGCCTCTCCAGGATTGGAAGTTTAAAGTAAAGTATTACGACGATGAAGGGTTTGAATGCGTGGAGATAGTCGAAGCTTCTAAAATTGAACTTGATGAAAAGGAAAAATTATGAATAAATCAATCTTATTACAATCAATCAAATCAGTATCTGGATTCTTAGCAGTATTGTTATTCGCATTATACGGCGTATTATTGGGATTACAAAACTATCCGACAATTACTGTACCAGTCCTCATCATTGCAATATTTGCTTGGATGGTATGGATGGAATATAAAGCTCGTAGTTAATATGAAAAAATTATTAATAGGTTTATTATTATCAACATCAGCTTATGCTATAGACAGCGATGATTATATTGATCCAAATAAGTTTCGTGTCATGGGTCCCCTGCAATATGAGGGGACTTATGTTATCATAATAGATGGAAATTTTGATAAAGATAGTTATGAAAAAATAAAGATCGCATTAAATAGTACTCAAAATAAGCCCACTATAATATATGCAGAATCTTTTGGTGGATATGCTAATGATATAGTAAAAACTGCCGACGCTATTCACAATCATGGCAATGTGACATGGATAGTTAAAGAAGGATCATTTTGTATGAGTGCGTGTGCTATGGTTGCACTAGGAGCTAAAAAAATAGATGGTATATTACACTTTCACGCTATAACGTATACTGACACTAATCAAGTTAATATACAAATGACTAATCAAGTCGTTTCTATGTTGAAGTCTTATAAAAAAGATATTAATTTGGTTAAAGCTACAAACTCTAAACGAATGAGTTATATTAAATTCTAATGAATATATTTTACTTACATAAAGACCCACAAGTAGCAGCTCAGATGCATGTCGATAAGCACTGCGTCAAGATGATACTCGAGTCTTGTCAGCTATTATCTACTGCTCATCGTATGCTTGACGGCGACCAAATCATGGGTAAGACTGCAACTGGTCGTAACGTCAAACGATGGGTATTATCAGACGATCGCAATGAAGTACTATACAGCGCTACACACGTTAACCATCCATCTGCAGTATGGTGTAGGAGTGCATCTGAAAACTACATGTGGCTATGGGTATTACTAAATGAATTATGCAAGGAATATACGTATCGATATGGTAAGGTCCACAAGTGTGAATCATCAGGTCTTGTAGCAGCATTAAAACAACGACCTAATAACATACGCGTAGATAGGTTTACAGACCCAACTCCAGCCATGCCAGATCAATATAAGGTCCCTGGTGATGGTGTACAGTCATATCGTAACTATTATTTAGGTGAGAAGCAAAGAATGTTCTCTTGGAAGAAAAGGCCAGTCCCTGAGTTTATAAATAAAACAATAGGAGAAGATTATGCCATTGTATGATTTTAGAAACAAGGATACTGGTGAGGTATTTGAGAAGTTCATGAGTATCTCCGCTAAAGAAGAATATCTTAAAGATAACCCTAATATTGAATCAATGTTAGGTATGAATGCACTCATAGATCCAGTCAGATTAGGTGTACGTAAAGCTGACAACGGGTTTAAAGAAGTATTACAAAGGATCCATGAAAAGACTCCTGGCAGTCAGTTAAATAAAACTAGTAAATATATCTAAATATGGGCCTTGCTGAACCCCATAGCAATATAAGTTCAGCTGTTAATAAAGGAGAAACATATGTTAACATGCATTATTGTATTTTTAGTTGGTGCTCATTTGGGTGCAAAACATCCACAAAAAGCAACACTAATCGTTGACACAGCTGTATCTTTTGCAAAAGCAGTATGGGCAAAAGTATCAGGATTAGTGGCTAAAAAATAATGGCTTTCGAATTCGATTTTACTGAGAAAAAACTAGGCCAAATACTTACTCGCAATAAGAAGGTTCATGAGTGGTATGAAGCTATGGTTGTGCAGTTACCTCAATTTGAAGTAACAACGGCTCATCGCGTTGCCGCTTTTGTGGCTCAGTGTGCACATGAATCCGCGGACTTTACTGTCCTGTCTGAAAACCTAAACTACTCTGCTGACGCATTGAACAAGCTATTTGGTAAGTACTTTGCTGCAGCTGGTAGAGATGCTGCTCCATATCATCGTAAACCTGAAATGATCGCTAACGTAATTTATGCGAGTCGTATGGGTAACGGAGATACTGCAAGCGGTGAAGGTTGGAAGTATAGAGGTAGAGGTCCAATTCAACTAACAGGTAAGGCGAACTATCAAGCATTTGCTTCTGACTTCTT